AGGGACGGCAGGCGTGCGAACGCGTTGCTCACGGTTGGCTATTTTGCCATCAGGGATGAGGAAACGTTTCGCGCATATGGCACCACGTGTTGTGGTTGTTTGCCTGTTTTTCGTAAAGGCGACGCCTCATCTTGGCGACGCTACAGAGAGGTCCGCCCCACCATTTTGGACGGCGCGGATGACAAGCCCGCCGATAGCGGGAAAGCCACCTCCGGCGGGGATGACAATGCGGAGAGTGGCATAGCTCAGGCTGAGACAGCGGAGCGTGTGAACACTCAACAGGCTGCCCACCGTGACGGGACCACGATCGCTAGCGTTGTCGTGGAGGCCCCAGGCACGGCGAGCACGTCGGGTCAAGCTGTTGGGGAACAGGTCGGCGCAAGGGAAGCGCGGTCTCGTTTTCCCAGCATGACGGAGAAAGAGGTCTTTTTGTTCGGCAATGACCCTAGGAATTTGGAGGCTGCTAACACTTTGAGAAACAAGAATGTCGGCGTCCATAACCCTAGTGAGAGAGAAGCTAAGGCTCGCGATGAGGTCGTGCGCGTTTTGTGCGAAAAGGTTTTCACGAAACGCGAGTGCGAGAAAGCCATGATGAGCTACGAATCATTGACCAAGACCGCCTTGCCACGGAAGCTTTCTGAAGAACAGAAATCTCAATGGCAATTGGACGCTTTGTCCATGGCGGATGGTGATGGCTTGTCTTACAGCAAATTCATCGATGCGTTTGTCAAGGCAGAGGTCACATCTAAGCCCAAGCCGAGGCCCATAGCTAATCACAAGGAGATCCGCTTGTGTGCACTTGCGAAGGTTGCTTGGACGTTTGAGAACGTCATATTTCATCGTTTGAAACAGATGTCCATCAAGCACCGCACCAAGCACGAAGCGCTCAGTGATATAGCTGGGGCCTTGAGCAGCATGAAGAACGGCAGATGGTGTGAGAACGATTTGACTGCGTTTGAATTTGGGATCTCCGAGACTCTTAAGGAGTGCGAGTGCGCGATTCTGCGCCACATTGCCTCGCATATTGGCATCGAAGACGTCGGTGAACTTTTGTTCGAGCGCGTCGTGTACGACAGGACGAAGAAGTGCGTCTGGTCGATGCGGTATAAAGATGAGGCGGGGGAAAAGCGTAGTTTCCGGTTGGTTTTGCCGAGAGCTATGCGTGAAAGTGGCGACAGGCTCACGAGCTCTGGTAACTTCTTGCAGAATTTGATTGCTTGGACGTCGTTCTTGGTTGATCCGGGGATGGTTGACAAAGCGATTGAGTCTCTGTTGCGCACGCAAGGCGCGAAGATGTTTTACATATCTGCGCGAGACGGCAAGAAGTATTTGGCCATGCTTGTCTTTGAGGGCGATGACACGCTAGGCCGTTTGGAAGAGCCCGTGTGGGAACCGTACCGAGCTGGTACGAATGTGAGTCTTGCTGATGATTTCTTCTTGAGGTGGGGTTGGAACCCGAAGTTGTCTTGGAAGAAAACTTCTGGTTATGATTATGCCAGGGTGGTTGGTTATGATGTCTTGATTAAGGACGGCGTGGCTGTGAAAGACGGAGAATCATATGTCGCGTGTCCCGAGATGAAGAGGCTGTTAACCACTAAGCAGTGGACGACCACCAGTGTCACCCCGGAAGAGTTAAAGACCTGCAACAGGATTTTCGCGGCCACGATGGCGACCAGTTTTACGCGTGTTGAGCCCTTTTACGCGTTTTTGCGCGCCATGTACGATGGCAATTCGGGTGGTAAGAACGTCTCGGATGAGAAGGTACGCGAGCATTACCTGATGATGACTGGAGAGTTGCCCGAGCATTCCTCTTGCAAAATGAGCGATATTACTTTCCCTGAATTTGATGGCACTGGCTCAGACAGTTGGAAGGAACTGGCCAGGGTCTCATGCGGTGATTTCTCCGATTACGAATGGGCGTCTGCTTGCGCGCAGGCTGCTCATGACCGACATGGTGCTGATCTCGCGGTTGGCATGCCGGCTTCTTGGCTGGCATGACCACAGCTGAGCTTTATTTTAGAATTCAATCTCGTGTTTTGCTTTAGTCGGGCCTTTTGGCCGCGCGTTTGCGCATCAAACTCATCGGTTTACACAGAGCTGATGGGGTCCATGCACTTCTAACAGCGTTTCGGCGGGCGTTGTTAGCAACACAGAGTGCCGCTGGTGCATGGATGTGAGATCGTTCCTTGCTTATTGCTTTGCTTGGATAGGGGTGGCGGCGCACTGTTTGCGCCGGCCCGAGCCATACCCCGAAGATTGCCTTATGCCTGAGTAGCGGAGGGTAGTTCCGTGAACAGCCTGGAAGTTGGGTAGCTCCAACGGCGGTGAGGGCGCCACTGTTAACCCTGCGTGTGGGTTGCTTCTTCGGGAGGGGAAGCGTAAAATGGTGGTTTCTGTGTGTGAGTGGTGGCTCGAAGGGTGCAACCTGCGATCCCGGCTCTACGGATGCCCGTCAGGGGTGCTGCTCCGTATCCGGGAATGTGTGGGCTCTGTGCCTGGATGTTCCGTTCGCGTCGCGCGCGCGGGTGGATAATCGCCGATCCATTGTTGTTGGGTGAGGCGACACACACGGACAAAATGGTATTACGCGGGGGTAACGGCCCGCAGGAAACACGCTGCACGAGGGACGCCCCCCTCGGCAAACACGAGAGGTACGTTAGTAGTGTAGTCCCGTACTTGGACTTCAGCAATCCGTTACGGACCCCTTTCAGGCCGCGTGCCTGTTTCCCTTACCAATTAAAAATTGTAT